GGGCCGGAGCATGCGCGGTGTAACCGGTCGACGACCGGCCGGTCGGTGTGGGAGCCGCCGGTGGTGCTGGCCGACGAGCCGGCCGGGTTGGACAGGGCGGATGAGCTGTTCGATGTGCCGTGGTTGCGGCGGTTTCGGCGGGTGCCGGCCGACGCGGTGTGGCCGAGGTTGATGACGGTTCCGCACCCTGCTGCGGTGGGGTCGTTGGGGCCGCAGTTCATCCGGTGGGCTGAGGCACGGTCTGGCCGCCCGTTGCGCTGGTGGCAGAAACTCGTCGCCACCCGGCTGCTTGAGCACGACGCCCAGGGCTTGCTCTGTTGGGAGGCGATGATCCTGTCGACCGCGAGGCAGGTGGGAAAGTCGTGGGGGATGCGCGAGCTCTGTCTGTGGCGGGTCGAGCAAGGCGAACGGTTCGGGGAGCCGCAGGATGTGATGCACACCGGCAAAGACCTCGCGATCTGTAAGGAGGTGCAGCGGCCCGCCCGGCTGTGGGCGAAAGCTCGTCCGCACACCTACCGGGTGCGGGAGGTGAACGGCCAGGAGGAGATCGAGTGGCTGCAGGACGGCTCCCGCTGGATGCTGCGCGCGAAAGAGGCGGTGTACGGGTACGGGGTGTCGGCGGCGTTCGTCGATGAGGCGTGGAAGGTGAAGTCGTCGTCGATCGACGAGGGGTTGGTGCCGACGATGGCGGAACGGACGCAGCCGCAGCTGTGGCTGGTCTCGACCGCGCATCGGTTGGCGACGACGTTGATGTTGCGGCGCCGGCAGCTCGCCCTGACCCAGCTGCGGACGGGTGACGGAGATCTGTTGATCGAGTGGTCGGCGCCCAGGGGGTTTGCGTTGGATGATTTGGAGGGGTGGCGGCAGGCGTCGCCGCATTGGACGCCCCGCCGGGAGCGGCTGATCCGCCGCCAGTTGGAGGGGCTTTTGGCCGGCGAGATCGAAGACCCCGAAGAACCCGACCCGGAGCAGTCGTTTCGGGCGCAGTGGCTGAATCAGTGGCCGCGCGCTGTGACGGTGCCGCAGGGTGAGGAGCTGCTGCCGCCCGGCTTGTGGCGGCGCCTCCAGGACGCTGTGCCTGGTCTGCAGGGGCCGGTGTGGGTGGCAGCCGAGGACGACCACGGCCGCGGCGCCGCCGTCGCCGCCGCCTCGAGGTTGGACGACGGGAGGATCGAGGTTGACGGGTGGCTGTGCCCGGATTGGGACAGCGCCGTCGACGACATCGTCCGCCTCTCGAAGGTTCGCAGGATTCAGCAGCTACTTGTCGGGGCGACGCTGCTGGATCGGGTCGCCCCGGGAACCGAGCCGCGGCCGGAGCCGGCCGGTTCCCGGGAAACCCGTACCGGGCTGCCGCTGTTCCGCGATCTCGCCGCCGGCGGAGTCTTGTGCCACGACGAGACAACGGGGGAGCTCGACGAAGCGATCGTCGGCTGCCGCGTGAAAGAGACCGCGCAGGGGCTCACGCTGGTCGCGAAGGGGTCGCCGCATCTCGTCAGGGCGGCGGTTTGGTGTGTGCAGGCGGCCAACAAACCTGTTGTTGTCCCCGCAATAGCGTAGACTCGCTGTTGATGGCCCGTCTCTTCAGTCGGGCGATCCGGCCGCCTGACGACATCGTTCCGAACCCGAACGACCCCGTGACTGCGGCGCCGGGGACTGTCGGCCCCGACCAGGCGGTTGTGCCGGGCGACCCGTCCGGTGTGATCACAGACCCGGCCGGGGACGCCGGGCCGCCGCCGCCGAGGGTGTTGCCGTCAGCCTGGTCTGGCTGGCCTGCGGACTGGTGGACACCCGCTTGGGGGAAGGTGCAGCAGCTGACCGATGTCGCCTGGATGTGCATCGATCTCAACTCGAGCCTGTTGTCGACGATGCCGCCCTACTTGGTCGACGCGGCCCCGTCGACGAACGCCGACTGGTTGAACAACCCGGCCCCGGATCTGTACAGCTCGTGGGAGGAGTTCGCGAAACAGCTGTTCTGGGACTACCAGTTGGGCGAGGTGTTCGTGCTCGCGACGAGCCGCTACTCAACCGGGTGGCCGGCCCGCTTCTACGTCGTCGCGCCGTGGGCGGTCGAGGCGGACATCGGCCCGGACGGGCTGCGCCGCTACAAGATCGGCAACACGGACGTCACCGGCGACATGCTGCACGTTCGCTACCAGTCGTCGACCGGTGACGCGCACGGCCACGGCCCGTTGGAGGCCGGAGCCGCCCGCGTCGTCGCCTCCCAGGTACTCAGCCGGTACGCCACGACTTTGGCCGCCGGCGGCGGCATCCCCGCCGGCCTGCTCTTCTACGACGACGGCAAACTCACCCGCGAACAAGCCCTAGAACTGAAAGCCGATTGGGTGTCGGCGCGTGCGTCGGGGATCGGCGAGCCCGCTGTCCTGTCCGGCGGTGTGCGCTGGCAAGGAACCCAGATCAACCCCGCCGAAATGGCGCTGCTGGAGCTGCTGACGTTCAACGAAGCGCGGATCGCGACGATGCTGGGGGTGCCGCCCTATCTGATCGGCACCTCCACACAAGACTCGATGACCTACGCGAACGCCACCAACATCTTCGACTACCACTGGCGGTCGGGTTTGCGGCCGAAAGCCCACGCCGTCATGTCGGCGCTGTCGCAGTGGCTGCTGCCGCGCGGAACCCGCGTCGAGGTCAACCGCGACGCCTACATCGAGCCGGAACCGCTGGTCAGGGCACAAACCGCCCAGATCCTCAACAGCATTGTCGACCCGGCCGGCAACCCGGCGTTGACGGTCGAAGAGATCCGGGCGGCGGAACGGCTCGACAACTCCACCCCAACCGCCTCGGCAGGAGTGCTGCGATGAGCGACGACCAACGCCCGCAAGGCGAGCTGCACTACCGCACCGCCACCCAGCTCGCCGTCAACTTCCCGCAACGGATGATCGAGGTGATCGCGATCCCCTACGACACCGACGCCCTGGTCGACCAGCCCTACGGGCGGCCTGTCCTCGAGAGTGTGGCGCCGGGGGCGTTCCAGGGGATCGAACGGCGCACGAACCGGATCCGGGTCAACCGCGACCACGAACGGCAACGCACCGTCGGCCGTGCGATCAAGCTCCACACCTCCCGCCGGGAGGGGCTGGTCGCGGAGCTGCGGATCGCGCAGACCGCGCTCGGCGACGAGACGTTGCAGCTGGCGGAAGAAGAGATGCTTGACGCGTCGGCGTCGTTCCTGCCGATGCCCGGCGGGATGGAATGGTCGCGAGACAACAGCCGCGTGCGGCTCACGAAACTTTGGCTGTCGCACATCGCGATGACCCCCGACCCCGCCTACGAATCGGCCAGGGTGCTCGCCGTCCGCAGCCAAACCACCACGCCGGCTGTGGTGTCGGTGGGGGCGCGGCCGAACCTGGAGATCGTCAAGGGGTGGCTGCTGTCAGACGCCTATGACATGATCTAACGGTTCGCTGAACTACCAGCCGTTGTAGACCACTGGGTGGGCCGGCTGTTGCGGGGGAGGCGACGCTCGAGCGACAAATCGTTGTTGTCTGCTTGCGTCGAAAGGAGCACCCCGCGTCATGCGTGCGACAGACCAGATGCTCGCCCGGCTCTCGGGCGAGATCGCCGAGAAACAGAACTTCATCGACGGTGTCGTCGAGGCCGCCGAGAACGAAGGCCGCGACCTCACCTCGCAGGAGATGGAGCTCGTCACCCGTGCCCGCACCCGGCAAGGCGAGCTGAACGACCAGGCGAAGCCGATGCAGGAGGCCGCCGAGATCGCGCAGGAATCCGCACGCCGGATCAGTGAGATCGGGAAGCTGATGGGCGACCAGCAGAAACCGGTTGCCGAGGTTTCCTACCGGACAGCCGGCGCGTACATCCTCGACTACTGGCGGGCCGGGCTCGGCGTCGAAGAGTCGATCAGCCGGCTAAACATGTTCAACCGGGCCGCAGCCCACCAGACGACCGGCGACAACCCGGGGTTGCTGCCGGAGCAGATCCTCGGCCCCGTCGTCAACTTCGTCGACGCCAACCGGCCGCTGATCAACGCGCTCGGCGCGCGCCAGCTGCCGTCCGGCTCCTGGTCGCGGCCCAAGGTCACGCAGCACACGGCGACGGCCGGGCAGACCGGTGAGAAAACCGAGCTGGTCAGCCAGAAGATGATCATCTCGAAGCTGCCCGTGTCCGCCAGCACCTACGGCGGCTACGTCAACGTCTCGAGGCAAGACATCGACTGGACGCAACCGTCGATTATGGATCTGGTCGTCAACGACCTCGCCGGCCAGTACGCGCTCGACACCGAGAACCACGCCTGCAGCACCCTGACGGTCGCCGCGCCCGCCGGGCCGACGCTGCCGACCGGTGCCCCGGCCGCCAGCGACGTCACCGGCGCCCTCTGGGGCGCCGCAGCCACCGTCATCGCCGGCACCGGCGGACAGGGCCGCCTCATCGCGGTCGCCCCGCCCGAGTTGATGGGGACGCTGGGGCCGCTGTTCCCGCCCGTCAATCCGCAGAACGCGCAATCCAGCGGTTTCAGCACAGCATCGCTGGCGTCCGGCCTGGCCGGGTCGATCGCCGGGATCCCTGTCTATGTGTCGGGCGGCATGGCCCCCGACACCATCCTGGTGCTCTCGACGGCGGCCGCCGAAGTGTACGAAGACCGCATCGGCTCCCTGCAAGTCGTCGAGCCCAGCGTGCTGGGTGTCCAGGTGGCATATGCAGGGTATTTCGCGGCGCTCGTGCTCGACCCGGCCGGCCTGTCGAAGATCGTCAAGACGCCATGAGCCAGTACGACAACCCGAACCAGCAGGTGGTGAGGCCGGACGGCTCCGGCCCCGCCGACGAGGGAACCGGCGGCAGCGGCGGCAACACCGCGGACACTCAGCCGCCCGCCGCCGGCAGCCTCGACGAGATGACGAAAGAGCAGCTGCTCGAGCACGCCCAGCAGCTCGGCGTGTCACCGGCGAACGCCGGCATGACGAAGGACGAGCTGCGGGCCGGCATCGACGCCCACCAGGCCGCCGTCTGATGGCGTACGCGACCGTCGACCAGCTCGCCGCCGCCCTCCGCATCCGGGTCACCCCGGAGAACACCGAGGGGCTGCAGGCGTGTCTGGATGCGGCCGCCGCCGAGATCGACCACGCCCTCGACCGCGTCGACCCTGTTGATCCGGCCGACCCGCTCGTCTCGAGGGTCAACCTGTTACGCGGCGTCGAATGGTTCAAGGCCAACGACGCCGCGTTCGGGTTCGTCGGGTTCGACCAGATCGGGGCGTTGCAGATGCCGAGGTCGACGTTCACCCGCCACCGGATGACCCTGCTGCCGCAAACACAGGGGTTCGGTGTCGGATGACCCTGCTGAAGCCGTCGGAGCTGCGGGCGAGAGCAGCCCAGGTTCTCGCCCCGGTCTCCGACCAGGATCCGCCGGTGATCGACGCGCCGCCGGATGCGGTGCATCCGCCCTGCTACATCCTGGAATGGAACGACCCCTGGCTGGAGTTCCAGACGCCGTCGCTGTGGTTCTCCCAGCTGGCGATCGTCTGCGTCACCGGCCGCCTCGACCCGCAGTCGGGCACCGAAACGCTCGAGCAGATGGCCGCTGACGTGGTTGGCCGGTTCAAGGCCGACAGCTATTCGTGGCCGCAGACGGGGAGCAGCGCCCCCCGCATGCTCGAGATCAACGGTGTCTCGCTGCTCGCCGCCCGGATCGTCTACCGGGCACCCGTAACCCTGAACGGAGGTGGATAAACCGATGGCAACTCCCCCCGCGGAACCGATGCCGCTGATCCTCACCAACGCCAGCCTCAAACTCGGCCCGGCCCCGGGCACCACCCTGACCGAGCTCGCCTGCGTCGCGAACCACGTCGAGTTGTCGCCGGACGTCACCACGACGACGGTCGACACGTTCTGCGGCTCCCGCGACTACCCCGGCCAGGTCAAATGGTCGCTCGTCGCCACCCTCTACCAGTCGTTCGACACCGACGCGACCGAAGACACCCTGTCCGCGATCCTCGCGACCGGCGAGAACGCGTTCTTCGAAGTGATGGGGTACCGCGACCAGCCGGTGTCGGCGACCAACCCGGTCTGGACGGGGGAAGCGATCCCGCAGCCCTACGCGCCGATCAACGGCGACGCCGGCGACACCTCGAGCGTCGAGATCGAATGGTCGATCGTCGGCGAGCCCGCGAAGTCGATCATCCCGGGGCCGTAGCCCTGGCGGCCGCGCCGGGCGGCCAGGGCAACTACGAGGCGTTGACCGTCGCCGAACTGCAGGCCGAACTCGAGGCGCGCGGCCTGCCGACGTCCGGGCTGAAAGCCGAGTTGGTGCAGAGGCTGCTCGACAACGACGCCGGTGTCTGAGCAGCCGTTCCGGGTGGAGGTGCGCGGCGTGGACGAGCTCGTCGCCGCCCTCCCACGGTACGAGAACCACGTCTGGACGGCCGCCAAGGCCGCCGCCAGGGTCGCAGCGGAACACACCAGCGACCAGACGCAGGCCCGTTTGCCGCGCCGCAGCGGCCGGCTGGCCGGCAGCGTCCGCGTCGCGAAACGGAAGGGATCCAGGCAGCGGGTGTCGATGGGCAAAGCCCGTGTCCCCTACGCCGGGTTCATCGAGTTCGGCGGCATCCGCGGCCGCCCCTTCATGCGGGAGGGCCGCTACCTGTTCCCCGCCTCCGAACGGTCGAAAGACCTCTTCCTCAGAGTCGCAACCCAGGAAACCGCCAAAGCAACCAGGGGGTTCAGATGGCCGAGACCGTGACCGAAATCCACCCACCGGCGCAGCTGCCGGCCAAGGTGGTGATCTCCACCAACTACACACCTCAGTTCACGCCGCGTGAGCTCGACATGATCCGCGACCAAACCGGCCGCTCCTACTCCCAGATCGTCGGCGACGACGACAGCGACGACCGGCTCGTGGTGACCGCCTGGCTGAAACTACGCCGCGACGGCCACCAAGTCACCCTCGAGCAGATGAAGGACGTGCTGATCGAGCTGTCCGGCGGCGATGCCGACCCTACGAGCAGCGAGCCCTCGACCAGCTCGTCTACTTCTGCCGGTTCTGGGGCATGACACCACGCCAGGTCGACGAGCTCCGCGCGGACGAATACCAGGCGATGATCGACTACGCCGTCCGGGAGCATCAGCAGCAGCGACGCGCCGAACGCGCACGACGGAAACGCAGATAGACCGTGGCGAACCCGGCCGTCGTCGTTGATTTCCTCGCGAACACCCGCCAGCTGCAGCGGGCCGTCGACGACGCCGAGAAACGCACCAAAGGGTTCGGCGGCAAACTTAAATCGCTGGCGAAGACGGGGGCGTTCGCCGCCGGCGCCGCCGGGCTCGGGGCGGTCGCCGCCACCCTCAAGATCGGGATCGGCGAATACAGCGAAGCGGCGAAGGTGGGCGCCCAGACGAACGCGGTGATCAAGTCGACCGGCGAAGAAGCGCATGTGTCGGCCAAGCATGTCTCCGACCTGGCCGGGCAGATCCTGAAGAAGTCCGGGATCGACGACGAGGCCGTGCAGTCCGGTGAGAACCTGCTGCTCACCTTTACGAACGTCCGTAACGAGGTCGGGAAGGGCAACAACGTCTTCGACCAGGCGACGGGGATCATGGCCGACATGTCGACGGCGCTCGGCCAGGACATGAAGACGTCGGCGCTGCAGCTCGGGAAGGCGTTGAACAACCCGATCAAGGGGATGGGCGCCCTGAAACGCGTCGGGGTGTCGTTCACCGAGGCGCAGGCGACGCAGGTGAAGGCGTTGCAGGACTCCGGCAAAACGATGGAGGCCCAGAAGATCATCTTGAAGGAGCTGTCGAAGGAGTTCGGCGGCTCCGCGGAGGCGGCAGGGAAGACGCTGCCCGGTCAGCTGAATATCGCGAAGGAGACGTTCAACAACTTCGCCGGGCTGCTGGTCGGGAAGATGATCCCTGTCCTGCAGGACGTGATCGCTTGGCTGAGAGACCACTGGCCGGAGATCCAACGGTCGATCGAGGACATGTGGCGGGCCGTGAAACCGATCCTCGTCAACCTTGGCGACCTCTTCAAACAGGTCGTGAAGATCGTGCAGGACAACTGGCCGATCATCGGCCCGATCGTCAACACCGTTGCCACGGTCGTCAAGAACGCCGCCGTGATCATCGGCGCCGCGCTCAAACTCGTCGTTGATCTGTTGAAAGGCGACTG